AGCGATATAACATTTATTGATATAGCGAAAAGTCCGTATTATGATTTTTCAGATATAAAAGATAAAAGTTTATTAGTCAATCAGACTCCGGAATTAGCTGATATGTTTCAACTTTTACAAGATAGAGATTTAAATGTTCATATGAAAAAAGTTCTTCTTCCGATGATCTGGCACGTTTTACCTTCAAGTATGGATTGTGAATTGGAGAAAGGGGTGCATAATGTAACGGTTGATGCTGACGGAACTCTAAGATTATGTTTACGGATAAGAGGAACTCACACTCCAAAATTAGTAAAGATACCAAACCTAATTGACTCAGATGGAAAGGTATCATTTATTGCTGAAAAAGCAATCGCAAAAGATAAACAAGTCCATTGCCAAGGTTGTAATCATACATGTTTATTAATGAGTCTGCATATTGAGAGAAACAACCAAGGGAGTGAAGACTTAATTCACCTCGACAGGAGGACGTAACAATGGCAGAAGAACAGATCAGAAATGCCGTAAAATTTTGGGAAACTCTATACGAAGCAGGAGAAGCAACTGTTCGATTTATTAAAAAAGATGGAAATGCAAGGACAATGAAATGCACTTTAGATTTCAAAAAAATTCCACATAAAGATCATCCAAAGAATGTCAATATGTCAAGGATATTAAAGTTGATGCAAAAGAGTGGAATCATTCATGTGTATGATCTCGAGGCAAAAGATTGGAGATCAGTTCCATTTGAAAGAGTCGATTGGTTAGAAACTCCTACTCAACGATACAAGATTACCCCCTTTAAAAAATAGGAGCAACAATGGGAAAAATTTTAAACGATATTTTAAAAGAAGTAAAATCGAATGAGATGGCAGAGGAGATCAAAGAAATATGTGAAAGGATAAAGAAAGAAGAACAGGGTAATATTTCACATCCTAAAGTTGTTCCACAAGGAGCAAACATATTTCTTGCGTTACCAGTTCCTCCCAAAGGCAGAGCAGAATTATCATTCTTGTCATTAGAAAGAGATCCTATGGATGAATGGGTTTGTAACTATTATTCAATAAGAATTTCTGATATAAGAGACGTTGCTCAAATGCCGAAAAGGTATCAGGCACACAGAATCGAAGGAAGATCCGCAAAAAAGATAATGATTGAATTTGCTAAACTTGTAAAATTTTATAGAGGGGAATAACGAATGGACGAAAAAGATCTTTTTGAAGATTATGATATCCGAATGAACTCAAGTTACATATCGCTATTATTAGCAGAACAAAAAGACAGCGTCGCAAGAAAAGATCATACACAGGCGCTGCCCACCAAAAGAATTAAAACATTACCTACTATGGATTACCTCAGAAAATATTCTGAGATGACATTACAAGCTCCAAAAATCCTTCCGTCCGGTTGCAGATATGTTGAACCAATTGGTAATGGGGATTATCTCTATGTTATCGAACAACAACCCCAATTTAGAACTGTAGCGATGGCATTAAACTTTGATTTAATGTATTCAGAAATAAAGTCTAAAAATCTATTAAAAGAATACGGACTAGAAGGATGGTTAACACAGGAAAGAGTGGAGTCATCACAATTAGGATCTTATTATAAACTGAATCTTGCATTTCCTTATGTCATATTTCTAATGTATATAAACAGAGGTCATCAAATCCAAGCGGGTTACTCATTTTTAAGAGTTAATCCTATGATTGGTTTATCAGATTACCTTTTAAAAATGCCATTATCTAACATCTCTGATAACCAAGCTATATGTTTTGGAAGTCGCCTTAATAAAGACACATATAATACAGCTGCCGAAGCTGTTGATGCAACAATTAATGTATTCTGGACAAGTGTATTTAATGCAGATTATACATACAATATCAAAGCGTATGATAGTGTTGCCGGCATCTCAAACTTTTTAGAGTGGCAATACTTATCAAGATTAGATCCAATGTTTATATACCGAGTTGATTGGCTAAACCATAATAAAAATATTTTCCAGTTGATCGAAGACGTAAAACAATACATGGGTGATCACTCTAAAGCTAGAAACCCAGACACTATATACCATGATTTTATTTCAGCTTTTACATCTCCTGTAAAAATTGGGGAAATCACAACCGGAAAAATTAGAAAAAAAGTAGATCCTGTATATTATGATGTTTCTAATAGTATTTATCTAAATGATATATTAAGAGCAGAGGTAGGAGACTCATTTACCAATGAATCAAAATCAAAACAATATCATATTGTTTCTTTTATAGGAGTCAGTGGGCAAGAACCACAAAAAGTTCGCCTTTCATATAAAGGGAAACTGTTCAATTATAAATTGAATAATATATCAAAATCTTATTTCCAAAAGAGAATAGGAGCCCAAAAATATCTACCCAGTATAAAGATGAATAATGGGCTAGTTATTAAAAGTGATGATATTATTAAATACACAAATAAAGCTGGAGCAGAATTATATCGAAGAGTATTTTATATTAGAAAAGGTCTCGATGGTCGCCCAGAAGTTAGGTTAGGAAATCAATATTATATAGCTGCAAATCTACCAGAAAACGCACAATTATTTAATCAAGATAAACCTAATATATATGGGATGGATTTGGTGAAAAGTTCTGAATATTATTATTCACACTCAGGAAATAATAGAAACACGATGATCCATCAAGTAGAAAGATGCTCTTATGATGGCATTGATGTTGGGCAAGAAAACAAATTGATATTCAAATTTCTCTCCACAGATCGTACCGGAAGGCATTTAAATATTCCGATAAATAATCTTGGAGAATCTTCAAGAAAATTATTTCCACCTCTTGCCGTAAAAAAAGGTTCTGAGTGTATTAATCCTTCAATGATTTCAATAGGTAGAATGATTCGAAGAATATCATTACCAATGGAAGAACATGAAGAAAGAAAAAAGGTTTTCAAAACCCCATCAGGATATATACATTTTGCTAATACCAGAATAGAAACTCTCAACAGAAGTGATATTAAAAATCTCATTATAAACAATGAGAAATTTCAGATTGATACTCACTTTGGATTATTGGAACATAAGATAGGTGATCTTGTTGTTGTCGCTAACTGGAAAGATCCTTTAAGCGTTTTAAATATTAAAAGAATCCAAGGGTTCAAGGTTGAAGATAAAGGAGATTATACAAACTTATCATTTATATTAATGGATAAAAATAGCACTCTATCACAAGAAATCTTTGTATCTAATCAAATTGTTCGGATTGGATATATTAGAAAAATTGTAACTAAGTTTGAAGAGTTAAGTTCAGGAACAAAGATTATCGCCACTGATGGTAATATTTCAAACTTTCCAATGAAAGACGTTAATATTGTTATTGGTATTATTGTTGACGGTCCAAATCCATTGGTATTATGTTCAAACGGTTGTACTTTATGGTATCAAGATGTAATGGAGAAATTCAAACATATTCCAATGAGTTCAGCTGTCTGGAAAACTAAGGATCATACTCCATTAGATCCAAAAAAAATTAAATTTCAAGCAGGGGATGTTGTTATACCATCTTATGCGGATTCATCAAAAGATCATGGTTATTTAATGATTCAAACAAATGATTCTAGATCTCTGAAATATCATCCATTAAGTTATTATTCAAATGGAGGATTGGAATCGTATACCGCTGATAAATCATTTCAGGATGAATGTGTACTCGACTGTATACCCAATCCGAGAATCAGTAAATCGCAACAAGATATTGATGGGTTTGTTCCTGCAAACGCTAACTTTAATGGAGGATTTGTTCCTGTTGAAGGATCTGCATTTCTCTATTTAACTGACCCAAGGAGTCTAATTTAATGTTCCCAATAGTGATAGCTGACGGCACGCAAGAGATGCCAAAAGATGATATTTATTATGTTGTAGGAAAAGAAGGAGTATTTATTAAAAAGAGATTAGGGATTATGGAAAGTCTATCTCCAGTCAAAACCATATCAATACTGGAGAGTGTTGAAGCAACAGCTAAAATGCACATTCCAGAGATACCTGCAAGATTGATAGCTAAGATTGCTAATTTCTTCCGGGAAGTTCAGAAGGAACATAGGTCAGAAGCAATCGTATTATTATTCTTCAATGAACAAACACGAAAATATAAAGTTATCCCGCCAGCGCAGAAGGTCGGTCCTGCCTCGCTCGATTATAATAGATCAATTGTTATAGACGGGTGGACAATGATCGGTGACATTCACAGTCATTCAAGTATGTCTGCGTTTCATTCCGGGACGGATCAAGGTGATGAAGAGTCCTTTGATGGGCTCCATATCACATTCGGAAATCTCAATTCCGAACTTATAAGTATTTCAGCATCAATCGTATCAAATGGTCACAGAACAATAGTTCCTCCAGAAGAATATTTAAAAGGAATTAGATTAGATCATGAGATTGATGAAGTTGAAAAAGTTCCAACCTCCAGAGTATATAAATGGGAGAATGGAAAGATGGTTGAAACAACAAAATATGCAGCAACCACTTTCCGATCATATCGTAAATATGACAGACGATATGTTATAACAAGCGAGAAAAATGTTAAAGCCCAATGTCCGAAATCATGGATGGATACAGTTGAATACAAACCTACTTATTCATATGGTACAGCATGGAGCGGATATGGCGGCTGGAGAGGAAATTATCAAGCTGGTCATTGGGAAAGTGGTAAATGGATCGCACCCAAATATAATAACAACTGGGGTAGAAACTTTGATGCAGATGCATGGAAAGACCGAACAAAACCAGGCGCCCTTGCAGCCGGAGTTCAAAAAGATGTAAAACGTCCACCACAGAATGTGGGAGTAAAAGTCGATCCTATTAAATTTCCTGCACATGATCAAGGTCCCGTTATTACAGAAGTGACACCTTCTAGATATATGCCTTGCAAAACATGCGCATTTAAAGAAAAGGCAGTGGAATATGTTGCTGAACTATTAGTTGATCAAAACGACGGAACTATTGAAGAGAACTCAATTCTAGACGATGATAAAGAATCATATGTGTGTGAAAAATGTAATGTTCTTGTTACATTTGACTATGATGATGAAGATGAAATCAAAGGTAATATGGTTTGCCCATCATGTAAATCAGATGAGCATATGACTCTAATTGAGGAAAATGATTTTACCGTCGATGATGATGAACCAGGGCAAATTAAATGTGTAAGTTGTGTTAGCACATTTGATGTTAGTTTTTTAGAAACTGGCAAAGATGGTGGCTCATGTCCATTCTGTGGAACATTATTAATGCCTGATCAATCCCTTAACTATGAAAAAAAGGGAGAACACTATAATTGCAAATCATGCGGAAGTCAATTTACAAAAGAATTGATCAAGGATAACAACTGCCCTTTCTGCAAAATTGCTCTAGTGGAATACTCGGGGGCAAAAAACAGGGACTTATTAGGAGACGCAAACGAAGTCGAGCAAGTTGCAATCGAAGAAGCAGCCAATTACCAGGCAGCTGAAGAACCACCAAACCCTGCTAATATGATACCGGGGCAAGATCTACATCATATGGATGAGATGATAAGATCCAATATGAATCCTCTACAATGGATGATGGAAAAATTCGGGAGAAAACGATGAAAAAAATATCTATAAAAATCATTGGACTCGGTGGAGTCGGATCAGTATTATGTGGAAGAATTGCTCGATTCTTAAACTATGCAAAAGATATAGATTCAACATTAACATTAGTGGACGGGGATACATATGAAACTAAAAATTACGAAAGACAAGAATTTACACAAATGGGAAATAAAGCTGAGATTAAAGCTGGCGATATAGAAGACCAATTCCCAAGGCTGAATTTAGATTTCTTTCCTTCGTATATAAATGACGCAAACATCACCAATGTTATTTTAAATGGTGATATTGTGTTCTTATGCGTAGACAATCACAAAACCAGAATGATCACATCCAATTACTGCAAAAACTTAAATAATGTTACTTTAATTTCTGGTGGGAACGAATTTACAGACGGTAACGTACAACTATATGTCAGAGAAGGGGGTAAAGATTTAACACCTGACTTGTGCGCTTATCATCCGGAGATTGCAGATCCCGTAGATAAATTACCTGAGGAAATGAGCTGCGAAGAGCTAGCTCAGTCTGATCCTCAATTATATTTCGTAAATGTATGGGTAGCTACACTCATGTGTGGCGTGTTTTACAACGTAGTAATCAGTAATAAAATAGAGGCATCCGAAATTTATTTTGATATGAAACAGATGTCCGTGATTGCGCAATCAAGGGCTTTAAAGTAATAAGCCGAACGTGAACAACAACTAAACTTTGTAAGGAGAATTTTAAAATGGCTAATGAATATACTCGTGAAAATTTAGAAGGAATGAATCTTAAAGAGCTTCGTCGTCTTTGTGTGGACAACCTGGGACTGCCGGGATTGACCAAAAAACGTAAAGACGTCGTTATCGACGCTATCCTGCTGGCCGATGGAAATCCGGATGTTTCGGATAAGCTGGAAGGTATTGCATTTGATGGCCACAGCGTTATGACCAAACCGTCTGCTGCTTTCGGTCAAAAAACCACAACCACAATCCGTGTATCATGTGGTGCCAGTACCGGCGCCTTTCCTGTTGAAGGGAAAAGTGTTGCCGAAGTCGGTGAGTTCCTGCGTGAGGTGTTGAACGTGGACAAACTCTCCACAGGTCTGGTTAATGGAAAAGAAGTTTCCGGCGATTATGAATTGAAAGTGGGGGATTCTCTTGAGTTCATGAAACCTTCCGGTCGTAAAGGCTGCTAAATAGGAGCCTGGCGGGTGGGGATTCGATTGGGTCCCCACCCAATCCTTCCGAAAGGAGAATTAACCCTTTGAATCTCAGCACTGTAACTGTAATTGGAACCGGAACGTTGGGAGGACACCTTTGTAAACATCTGGTAGAATGTTCTAAGGTTAGTAAACTTATATTAATAGATAAGGATATAGTTGATAAAAAAGATACAGAAATAGGAATATTTCAACCTATTGATATTGATGAACCAAAAGTTCATGTACTATATCGTAATCTTTTAAATTATAATATAGAGATTCAACCAAGAGCAGAGTTTTACATTGAAGGTATTACCGATCTCCCAGAATCAGACTTAATAATTGATTGCCGAAATATATTTGGCAAAAGAGACTTGAATATTGATATGAAGATGTTTATCAATGGAAAGTTTCTAATACTCGATTTTCAAAAGAAACTAGAAGATCAAACAAGACCAAAAGGCGAATATGTTATACAACTATCAAAACATGAAATTAGTAGAGCAGCTTCTTATGCAACTGATTTAATATGTAGTAATGTTATTGAAGAATTATTAAAAGGACAATCTATTAAATATATTGATATTGACATAATTCAATCAGTAATGTTAAAAAGTATTAAAGAATCAAAATCTTATCCAGACTTGATATATGATACAGATGATAATATAAATAGAATATCAAAATTAGAGGAAGTTATACAACCTATATTAAATAGAAATAAAAAAGCTCCTCTTAAAGTAGCAGTTCAAGAAAGAGGTTCGATAGCCAGGGAAGTTTTTGAAATACCAAGGGTTGCAAAAACAACGTATCAGATTATTCCTCAAAACAGTTTAAAACACCCCGAGGACGTTATCGAAGTTCTTAAAAATGCTATAAAGAATAAAAGTAAAAGTTTAATATTTTTACCAGTTCTAATAGACAATGAAATTCATATATTACAAACAGAAGGAGGAGCATAATGGAACATAAGCATTTATATATACCAGGAAGTAAAGAAAATGTATCAATTGATTATGATATTTTCGTTGGAAAAATAATTCCTAAATTTATTATAGATGATGGAGTTCCGAAAACAATAACAAAAATTCATGAGAAATTACATTTAGAAGGTCTTATTATTAAAAGATTCAACAACAAACTAAGTGAAGTTAGAATTTTCGGAAGTCACCCAAACGCTGATTTGAATACAGATGAACTTTGTCTAAGAGATGAGGAGTATGGTGCGGAAGTTACGGATATAAATTGTCTATTAAATGTTTTAATTAATAGACTTGAAGTTTATTATTTTGATGAATCTCACTTTAGACCTAATCAAAAAGATTACGAAACAAAACCAGTCGATGGTTTTATGAAAATAAATGTTAACTTTGACAAAGGAGAAATACACGATGCAGAAGCACCCTTTAGACAATTATATCCAAGATAAAATTAAAGAAGAGTTGGATAAACATGACACAATTATTAAAGAAGAAGATGCACAAAAAATAATGGAAGTATTGATGCCTTCATTAGAAAAAATAGTAGCCAAAAAAATCAAACTGCATTTAACGATTCTGGCAGAATATTTATTAGAATCACTTGCAGAAAAAGAGGAGATCTCTTGAGATGCCAAAAATTCTTAGTTATAGAAACTTTTGTGAAAATTTAGACGAAGTGACGTCTCTAAAACTCATAGCAAAAAAGAAATACCATCCTGAGGGTTTATTTTCCGAGCAAATTTTTGGACCAGTAAAAAATTACACTTGCCAATGTGGGACATATTATGGACCCTCGAATCCAAAAACTGGAGGCAAATGTGATTTATGCCACGTCGATATTGTCAATAGTGATGTTAGACGAACTCGATTTGCTAAAATTATATTACCCATTCCAGTGGTCAACCCATTATTTTATGATCTCGTAGTTGAGATTGCAGGTAAAACTTTTAAATCAGCTCTTGATGATTTGATGCGAAATGAAAAAAGTTTTATGTATGTTGATGGAACAGAGCATGTTGTAAATTACGATGAAACACAAAGACCCCGTGGAGTGCAAATCTATGAGAAGACCGATGCCGTTTATAAACTAGTTTTTGATGTTGCTACACAAATGGCAGAGGAAGGAATTGAAGACTGGAAAAATGTTTTACTTAATATTGATAGTCTTCTGATCCATCAAGTAATTGTTCTTCCTCCAGACTTGAGACCTGCATCAAGAGGCGGAGGCGGCAAACACTTAATGGATAAAATTAACAGGTATTATGTTCAAATCTTAACCAAAAAAGAGTTAATGCAAGGAACAATTCTTAACATTCAAAGAGATAAAAATTTATATTATACTTATTTCAAACAACTACAAAAAGATGTAAATGAATTATATAATCGTATCCTTGAAAAAATGGCAAAGAAGGAAGGGTTAATTCGTGGAAACATTTTAGGAAAAAGGATTGACTTTTCGGGTAGAGCTGTTATAACTCCAGATCCTTCATTATCTTTGAATGAATGTAAACTACCATATTTTATGGCATTAGAAATGTTCAAACTTCCTATTGCAAAACGAATTATTCAGGTAGGTAAATATAAGTTGTTAAATAAAGCTATTGATTTTGTTGATAGATGTATTGAATTAAAGAAACCTGATCTTTTTAAAATATGTAAGGACGTTGTTGAAGGTCAAATGTGTATCTTGAATAGACAACCATCTTTGCATAGATTAGGAATGTTGGGATTTAAAATTTTGATTACATCAGATCAAGTTATTAAAATTCATCCGTTAGTGTGTCCTCCATTCAATGCTGACTTTGATGGAGACCAAATGGCAGTTTATATTCCTGTAACAGAAGGAGCAAAAGATGAAATAATAGAAAAAATTGCAGCTATCAAAAATTTAAGCAGTCCATCAAATGAAACTTTAACAACAACTCCAAGTCAGGATATTATTTTAGGAATTTATTTCTTAACAACAGGTGTCTTTGATGGTCAACTGGACGATCAAACAGGCATCAATATTTTCAACAATTCCCTTCCAGATGATTATCCAAGAGTTGAAGAAGTTGTCAATGAAAAGAAATTATTAGACATTTTGAATGATATAAAAGATAGATATCCAATTGATGAAATTGTTAAAGTTTTGGATAATATAAAAGCAATAGGTTTCACATATGCAACTTTATTTGGTTGCACTATGTCACTGGAAAACTTTCAATCGGATTCCTTAACATTATTAAGGGATAAAATTTATGAGAAAGACACAATCAGACAACAATTAGTTGCATCATCGAATAAGGGAATTACAAAAGCTTTAAGAGAAAACTTTGAATACGCATACATGATTGAATCTGGTGCTAGAGGAAGTTGGGACCAGGTTAAACAGATAATCATGACCCGAGGATTTGTATCAAATTTCGACGGAGAAATTTTGCCAATACCAATCAAACATAATTTAGTCGAAGGATTATCAGAAGAAGAGTTCTTTTATTCAACATACGGATGCCGAAAAGGTCTTCTTGACATTGCGCTGAATACAGGAACATCAGGATATCTTTCAAGAAAATTAATTTTTACTTGTGCTAACCTCCAAATTCATACAGAGTTAGAAGATTGTGGAACTACAGATTGTTTGGAAGTATATGTGAAAACTGAAAGAAAAGCTAGAATGTTAGTCAACAAATACCAGTCAAATAAAGGAACTCTTGAGTTAATCACCAAGCAAAATTACAAAGATATAATCGGAAAAACTATATGGATTCGAACTCCGATATTATGTAAATCACCCAAATTATGTCAGACTTGTTATGGAGATTTACATAAAAAATTAAACAGCAGATTCGTTGGAATCATAGCTGCTCAAACTCTTGGTGAGCGTGGGACACAATTAGTTCTCAGGACATTCCATACGTCAGGTTCAGCTGTAATACAAGGACAGGACACCGAAACAGAGTCAATGAGACAAAAAGATATTATCGGTGATCTTGCATCAGTATCTCAGCTCCTGCATAAGTTCAAGAATAAAACATATACAGATATAGTTTCAGAGCTATTTGAAGTATATGATAAAGATATTTACCATGTCCATTTTGAATGTGTCGTGGCTCAGTTAATGTGGAAGAATCATCAAAAATGGAGATTATTAAATAATCGTCATTTAATAGCTCCGGATTATTATTCAATTCAATCTGTTCCAAACCAAGAGAGTTGGATATTAGCAATGGCATTCTCAAATCCAAAGAGAAGTATTCTCCAAGGTATTCTTAACGAAGGAAAATATTCTGGTATAATGGATAAAATTTTAAAAGGGGAGTATATCGAATGAGAGACCCCAACAGAATCAATGAAGTATTACGAATGGTATCGAAGGTCTGGTATAAACATCCAGACCTTCGATTAGGTCAGTTAATATTAAATGCCTGTTCTGAAAGCGTAGTATATTATATTGAAGACGACGTACTTTTAGAAAGTCTTAAAAAACAGTATGAGGAGGAGTAAATTTGAACATAATTAATCCAATCTTTAAGATTCAAAATGAAGATAAAAACATCTTCACACTTCGAGTGAATGACTACAAACAGATTTTACCCGTAACAAGACAAATACTCCAACCTGCAATAGATTTAGGATTCCAGTTGAATGAACTGGACATAAAGGAATCAAGATTTTCGTCTGGAGAATTATCAAAGACGATAAAACAAACCCTTGCAATTAAATTGCAAAAGGGAACAGCAAATATTGATTTGAGTTTACATCTTCCTAAATTAGTTGACGATAATTATATTGTAATAAACGGGCGTAGAAAAATCCCTTTATTTCAACTATTTGATATCCCCATTGTTACAAGAGGAGAAAATATTAAATTAAGAACCAATGTCGCAACCCTAATGATCTTCAAAGATAGAGAACAACCATTTATCAAAGTAAGTTTTTTGGGAAAAAAGGTTCCGTTATCTATCTTGATGTTTGCATATTTTGGGGTTGACGAAATGATCAAGAAATTTGATTTAGCAAATGTCAAATTAGATGACTTAGGTAAAATCGAGTTGATGGATATATTAGTATCTGAATGTAAAATGATTTACGATGAATTAAAAACCGACACACAGGACGATTTTATATTAGAGATAGGTCGTATGTATTCAAGATATAATTCTAAATCAAAAGGGCATGATATTGTATATGCTCTTGATTTAATTCCGCAAGTTGATATATTTACAAAAAATTTACTTCAAACAGGATCATTGTTAGACGAGTTGGTTCATACAATCGCAACAGGAGATGTAGATGATACTCTATTTATAAATAAAAGAGTTAGATGTTTTGAATATATGATATTTGCAAAGCTTTCAAAAATTATTTTCGATATGTGCTTTTCAAACAGAACATCAAAAGCTCCAAAATTCAATATTAATTCATCTATGATATTAACAGAATGTAATGTATCAGATATTGTTCAGTTCGATTTTTCAATTAACCCAATTGAAGAATTAACCAAATTATCAAGGATAAGTCTTTTGGGTCCCGGTGGATTTAAAAGGGAAAACATTCCTAAACATTTAAGGGATATATGTCCAACAATGTTCGGTCGTATTTGTCCAGTAGACACCCCAGACCGCGATAATTGCGGTGTTCTACAAAACCTCATCCCTAATGTCAAGTTGGATGACGAACTCCGTTTTACAAGCGATATATGCGAGAAACAACCCATTTCAATACCTGTGTCGTTTACCCCATTCTGTGAGCATGATGATCAAACAAGATTACAAATGGCATCATCACAAATGAGGCAAGCAATCATGTTAAAAGACTTTGACCAACCGATGATTAAATCCGGGTGTGAAGGTTTATATACAAAGCATACACAATTTATCAAGTGTGCTAAAAAAGATGGTGAGGTCGTTCACCTTGATGAAAAATATTTAATGGTTGTTTATGATGATAAAACGGTTGACATCTTTGACGTTTCATATAGAAATATTTATGTTGAACATATGGATTTAATGAAAGTTTATGTCAGTGTAGGTAGCAAATTCAAAGCTGGGGAAATATTAGCTGAAAGCAACTTTGTTCAGAATGGCGAAATCACTTTCGGCCGAAATCTTCTAACAGGAGTTATGATTTATTATGGTCATAACTATGAAGATGGAATTATCATATCCGACAGGTTAGTAAATGAAGAAACATTCACTTCAGCCCATTTCAAAGATTTATCATTTACTATTCCTCCCCATAAGGTTTTATTGACATTAACAAACGATGAATATAAACCATTACCAAGTACTCTTGATAGAGTCGCACAGGGAGATCCGTATGCAATTATGAAAACTCTATCAGCAGATGATTTATATTCAGTTTTTTCAGAAGCAACACCTTTGGAAGCAGAAAAATCTTATATCATTTCAGGTGTAAAAATATTTGCTAACGAATGGAATGGAGACATTCCAGAATATAAAGAATGGGTAGAGAAAACTATTGAAAAGCAAAAAGAAAAAGAATTAGCTCTGAGATCTATCGTTAAAGAGAAACTACCCCGAGATCAAGCTGTTAAATTCATCAGAGAGAAAGACTTAGAATTATTTTCTTTCGTAGGTAAATATAAAAATAAGAAAGAAAGGGTTAACGGTATTTATGTTGAAATGTATGGCATTCATGTTCGATCAATCAAGGTCGGGGATAAAATTGCCAATAGACATGGAAACAAAGGAGTTATATCAAGAATATTACCACATGATAAAATGCCACAACTGCCAGATGGAAGACATCTTGATATATGCATCAATCCATTGGGTATAATCTCTCGTATGAATATCGGTCAATTATTTGAGTTACATTTGTCAATGTCTTTATATGATCTACAACAAAACCTTCTAAAAATATTAGAAGAAGGAAGTCAAGAAGATCTTAAGTCATATCTGTTAGGATACATTGATATAATTGACAAAACAAAAGATAAATGGTATATTAAACAATTCATAGAGCAACTGCCGAAAAAAATAGATGAAGAATTTATTGAAACTCTGTCGATTATTCAGCCTCCATTTGAATCTTGTCAATTAAAAGATTTGACTCAAGCATTACAATATACAGGATCTACTTTTAAATATAAAATATATGATCCTATTGCAAGAAAATATCTATTAAATGATATTGCAGCCGGATATCTTTATTTCTTCAGAATGGTTCATATAGCAGAAGAAAAATTAGCAGCAAGGGGAATCGGGTCATATGCGAAAAGAACCTTGCAACCATTAGGGGGTCGAAAAAACAAAGGTGGACAAAGATGTGGTGAAATGGAAACAGCATGTATTATTGGTCATGATGCTCCAAAGAATTTATTTGAATTTCTGACAACAAAATCAGATTGTATAGATTTGAAGAACGATTACATCAGAAACTGCATTGACCCGGGTAGAGTTGGTATAGAAGACTCAAAAGATTTAGACCCAATGCCTGAATCTGTTAAACTGTTGAACTCTTATCTTACAGTCTTAGGAGTTGATTATCGTGGGAGTTCCTAATGAGAAGAGGTGGGGTTGGTACGAGGCAACATCATCTTGTACCAACCTCTCAACCGATTATAAAGTTGTAACCGAGGAGGACTATTTTCGTAGAGATAGAGAACTTTGGTATAAACAATACTATTCCGACTTTCGTTATAATTTCGGAATGAAAAAACCTCCTATTAACGATTTCTTTAAAGAGGAAATAGCTAACCGGCCAATCAAATATACCAATATAGAAGAAAAAATCGACCCCATTCAAGCTGTTAAATTCGACCCAGAAAATTTATGGAGTGAACCAAAATGTTTGAAAACAGATATTGTCCAATCTGCAAAGCAGAAGTCACACTCAGGTATCACGTCGAAGACAAATATTTCCGTCTTGAAAAAGGAAAGATAGTCAGGGATGATGCCCACCAAAGGGGTTTTTGGGATACCCCCGAATTATTATTTGAGTGTTCAAATGATAGAGAACACGAAATACCAAACTATCCCAAATGGGAAGATCCTGTTAGAGAAGGATTTTATAAAGGAGCATATTATGACAGATAAAGAATGCTTACCCGACATTCAATGCGATTTACCCGACATAACAATTCCTATTAAACAGGTGGGGGTGGAAAATGTTGAGGTACCTTTTAAGTTAGAATCTAAATATGGAGGTTTTCATCAGCTGACTGCAAATGTCACAATGATGACTGATTTAGACGAAGGCACAAAAGGGATCTCAATGTCAAGATTATTATTAACATTAAAACCTTATTTAGACTTACCTTTAAAAAGCAAATTAATAAAAGAAATCATCTTTATGATGTTAAAAAATGTTGGAGGGTCATCGGCATTTATGAGGTTTCAATTCAGAATGCCAATTAATCGAAAATCAATTAAAACAGATAATTCATTTCCAATATACTACAAGTGTAAGTTCGAGGGACAGATTTATAAAATCAAAGATGTGCAAGAAAGCGGAGACATAAATCATCCGTCAATTGACAGATTTAGATTCTTTCAAGGAGTAACAGTTCAATACTCATCATATTGTCCATGCTCTGCTGAATTATGTAATGCATTAGATGGAGCTGGATTTCCACATAATCAGAGATCGTTTGCTCACATTTTAACCGAGGTAGATACAGACAAGCATTACATTTGGTTAGAGGATATAATTGATGCAGTTGAAAGTAGTATACCAACATTACCTTATCCAATTATCAAAAGAATCGACGAACAAGAAATAGCTCGAGTTGCAGCAGAAAATCCGATGTTTGTTGAAGATGCAATAAGAATTATATCAAGTGCCGTCGATAGCATACCCGGTATTATGGATTGGATTGTGAAATGTATTCATGAGGAGTCCATCCATACTTCGGAAGCTGTAGCTGTAAACTGGAAAGGTATTGCTGGAGGATTTGATGGAAGGCGGTACATATGATTCGAGTTTCAATCTCATACGGATTTGGGGAAGATAACCGATATAATCTTAATTATATTCCGGAAAATATACAATGGGCATTATACAAATACGAAAGATACTCAGAAGGTAACTTGAACTTCTTAGAACGAAACAATGTGAACGTAAATGTAGTTCACCTTCCCCTAGATACTCTAAAAAGACCACAATATGAAATAATAAAATTAATGAATAAAATACATGAAACAGTAGGAACAGAAAAGTTTGTAATCCATCCTAATAAATTAATCACCAGTTTTATTCATTATTATATCAATGATCATGTTGGAAGTCAAACTCTTCCAAAATATAAATTATGTATTGAGAATTTTCAGTGGAGAAAAAAGAAAGAACTAAGATCGCCTCTTGAAATATTAAAATATTGTATTGAGTATCCACAATATTTTGGACTTTGTCTTGATACATCACACACGGAAGAGATTTGGTTAGATCACAAAATATTATATACATTACTTCCATACACCGAAGTAATTCATTTATCAAACAGAATCTATTCTGAAAGAAAACAACATATGCCATTCAATACAGGGAAGGGTGATTTGAATCTAATGGCATTTGTCAACCATTTGAAATTTATTAAATGGAATGGTGATCTTGTCCTTGAATATATGCCTGAATACACGGACAAGAAAATTAAAAATTATCACTTTTTAAAGGAGCATTTGAATGGATAGAACTGAAGATGTTTGTAACTTGTACCAAAAAGAACGAGAATATCAAAAGCGTGCTCATGGAGATTATAACAATGTTGAGAGTTTAAACTTAGGAAGCTTTCTTATATTAATTGATAATTATTTAGAAAAAGCTAAAAAAAGTTACTCCGGACCGTGGAAACAAAACCTTCCTGAATGGTTAACCAATTGTAGAGAAAATGTTTTAGAAGGTTCCGCTCCAGTTGAAGCATATGAGGAATTGATTAAAGTGTTCACCCTTGCAGGGGCAGCACTTGAAACTTACGCTGTCATTAATCTATCAGAATGGCGCAACAATATAGAAGAAGATTTGAAAAAATGGGAAAAGGAGTAATAGTCCAATGACTGACAATTTGAATGAAATGATCCAAGAAACACCAGCAGATGAAGGGGCACAATTCGTTCCTGAGAATCTGGAACTAGCAGAAGATCCATCGGATGAAGTCGCTCCAATCGAACCAGAAGCTACCATTAATGAGATTGCAATCGTAACTTTGGGTGGATGGTTTGAAAAATATGGAGCAGGGTTTACGAATCTACATCAGGTTCGAGTCGCCATTCGTGGCGTTGACCCACTCGAAAATCTATTAATTTCAATTGATGACCCAGAGGGAGCTGAATTAGCAGATGGACAAAGAAAAAGATCATTAAAATTATTTGATGACGCTTTAATCCAACCTGTCCTTGATCTGGAACCATCGAGTATGCAAATTTATAATAATGGTTTCAGAGTTATTTATCCAATCAACGATGATATATTTATCAAAATGTATGGAGTAAAGACCGGTCTTATTGCAATGTTTTGTTATGCCATCGGCAATGGACTTCTACCATATGCAAAATTTGTTGCAAAAAAGAGAGTAGAAACCATTGAAATTCAAACAGGCGATATTGAAAGTTACCGGCAACAATGGACACAACCTATTGATTTAGAAACTATGCATCTGTTATATAGACAGAGTGTTAAATCCGATGCCTTTGCAACAAAAGGCGCCGCAATCAATTGGTTGTTAGATCGACAGGATGGGATTACAGACATCAATCATCACCTTGAGATTGATAAAGTGATTATGACCCTGTTGAACTAACTTCTTAGCTCGGGTGGGGTTTTGCCTCCCCCGTCCACTCCTCACCCGAGTTATAAGGAGATTATATGAAAATCAATCCAGATTTAAACCTTGTTCTAAAAGAAATCTATGTTTATGATATTGAATCCTGTCACTATACTCTAATGAAAATGAATGGATATGATTTGGGAGGTATAGACCCAAATGATAAGGAAGCTAGAAATATTGCAATCGGTAAAATGATGCAAAAGAATCCAAGACTCACAGAGTTTCTCAGGAGTACAACAATATCATTGATAGATGAATATATAACAGCTAATGAAATTGATGACTCTGATATTGTTATTAGACAATACGATGGTTTGCTACTCACCAAACTTCTACATAAAAATAATATACAAGAAATTCCTTTAAACCTCAGAAAAACATTTGATGTGCTCATTACGTCGATAGATAGAGATATGTATATAGCTATTGATACAATACAACAAATTTCTATTAAAGGAATTCCTTTCAGATATCCACATATGGATAAAGTATACAAAAAAATATGTCAATTAAATTTTGCCAATAAACCCGGATTGTTTAGAGGGTTAGAAAATATAAAGAGATTCATTCTGGATTCAAATGATGTAAATTTGTTTGCAATCCCAACAAAAAATGACAAATTGAGCATTTTCTTAAGAGGATATGGAGAAATGGAAGTATCACCTGGAACAGTTAAGTTAGTCGATACGGATGAAATCGACAAGAGAAGATATTTTGATATTTACATTTCACCATTCACAAAAAGTATTGTTGCTCAATATGCGTAGGAGGTTATATGGATATATTGAATATCGCAGCAGGAAAAATGCCAGTCCTTGCAGATATGGCAACCAGGTTCAAACAGGGAAAATTTCAAGTCAATTTAGATCTAAATTATTATAACAAAACTGAAATATCACAAGTTGAATGGAATTATCAACATCGTTCTCACAACCTACAAAGTGATATGGTATATTACTGCAACGAAGATGTATTTAAATTTCTAGAACGAACTGTAATGAATTTTGATGTAATTGCAATTTACAGATTTCTTGAGCACGTTTCTTTTACTCAAATATTATATTTCATATATTTAGTATCGACTGCTGTTCGTATTGATGGAATCGTTGATGTAATTGTTCCTAATTATCACTCGTTAGCAGAAATGTTATTAGATGATACTACTGATAGTCCGGAGTTTGAGGAACGAAATATTTTATTGACAACAGAACTATTAAATGAACCATCAAACCCCCACGCTTCTATATGGACTCCACAACGAGCATCTTATTTTTGGGAATTTGAAGGTCGATTTACAGTTGATGAAAAGACAATAGATCCTCATTTTGTCTATGATGGTCGTAATATATATCTAAGATTCCAAGCAAAGAGAGTGTCATAATGCCGCTCGCAGTACCATCCCTTAGACGACCTCTTATTAACCGACAAAACTCATATCGCGACAGTCTTTTTATGGCAGATTTTATGATAGCATTAACAAGAGATAGGAATAATCCGAAAGAAAGATTTGTAAAAATATTAAAAAACAGATATACTGGTGAAACTGGTAGAGCAGATCCAAAGTTAACTATTGAACTTTGTGCTCGTATGATTGCTATGTCTGTTTTCGGAGAGACGTTAAAATTATTTCGAATTGAATTAGAAGAAGCAATAAAAGAAACCATAATGAAAAAAATAGGAGACTCACATGATCCCTTTCGCACAAAGAGCACAGGAGATGGGACTTGATGTTTCATCATCCTACAAAGGTTTGTATTCATATGAAGATCGTTATTCAAAAGTTGTATATAGAGAATTAGGAGCCTCGCAACCGCATCTGGATCCACAACATCATCCGACCGATGGAGCTGAAGTTCCAATGATTGGCGTTTGGACAGCACCCCCACAAACTAATAATTATAGTTATGTCGGGTACGTTTCAAACATCTATAAATTTGTTGGTAATGAACTTATCATTGATCGAGTTCGTAATGCCTTAGAAGAAGTCGGCACCCCTATACTTAAAATTGCAACACATCTTCTTTATGATCTAACTGCAATCAGAGAAGAAACTGTATTAAGAAGTAGTCTCAGTTCTCCACAAGCAGGTGATATTAACCCTGTAATGATTATTGGAAATAGTTATAACGGAACAAAAGCAGCAACTGTTGCTTTCGGTATAGCTGTTGATGGTGGAGAGATTATTGGCCAAACAATATTCGGTTTCTCACTTGGTGAGATGAAGATGATTCATATTGCAAGCAATAATACAAGATTATCTTCAGGTATCAATCAATATCTTGAAGTTTTCAATAATCATATTTTAGATATGATTGATAGAAGCTTCAATACAATATTAACCCAAGATCAGATGTTTGGAACTCTTGATGTTATTGAAAAATATGGCAAAAAGAGAAGAAAACAAATAACCGATATATTAACATCAATGCAACCACCTCCAAGAGAAGGTCAACCTCCAGCATTGCCAAGTGCATGGCAAGTCTTTTTATCTATTACAAGGTATTGCGCTCTTGAACCAAATTTGAATATGAAAAGACTTTTGGAGAACATTGCTGAAAGCGTTTTAGTCGTTCCGACTCGAATGTATGAGGTCTTAGGGCAATTATGAAAACTATAAAAGATGAGGAATACAGCTTCAATCATGTAAAACAACGATTAATGGAAAGACATAATCTCGACATTGATCGCGATTTTTATGATAGAATGAATAAAGATATTGCCCCGTATATATCAAATAGCCGATTTGATTACGAAACTGATAATAATGGGGAACAAGAAGTTCATACAATATCTATTAAAAACAAGATTGTTAAAGTTGTATTCTCACTTTCTAAAGATCGTATAACAACTGTATTACCATAAAAGAATGGGGCAGAGAAATCTGCTTCATTTTTTTTCGTTCGATTTTTTTTGGAACAAAATAATGTAAATAAAAAATAAGGGGAGTTCGTTTATGGCATCAAGTTATTGGTCACCATCGAGAACATATGAGTTTGAAGTGAAGGTATCAGATAGAGACCTCACTCCCGATCTTATCAAATTAACTATTTTAACTTCAATAGATTTGCCATATCAAACATTTTTATTAGAATTTTTTATGAATCAAAATGATTTGATATTAGAAAAAATATATGGGCAAGAAGAGATCAAGTTGACAATAAAATTATTCGGAACGGCGCCAAACATCCCAACTGATATAATTGAGATAAGTTTAATGAGTTTGTCAAGCGAAATCCCATTAACTATGCAAAATACAATACAGACCAATACTGACGTTAAAAGAGCTCCAATATCAATATCAGCTGTTTCTCGAAAAGCATTTACTACAATGTCAACGTATGTAAATGAAGTTTATGAAAGAGCATCTGTCGGATATGTTATTGAAGATATAGTATCAAAAGCTAAAGGTCTAATAAGACAAGATTCCACAGGAAGAAATCTAGATATCTTAGATCAAGTAATTGTTCCTCCTACTACACTATATCAAGCTATAAAACATCTAAATAGGACTTTTGGAGTATTTAATGGATGGTTAGGATTATGGTGTACATATGATAATAAAGTCTATTTGAAAAATTTAACAAATAAAATGAAATCATCTTATTTATTTTCTGTTTATCAATTAGCAGGTAATATTGATAATTCTAAAATTATAGAAACATTAAATGATACCGTATACTATACAACATATGATATTGAAACCTCATATACAGGCAATACAAAATTTGCTGTTTTTGCTCCAACTATGAAGCATATTGTAAAACCCAAAGATAAATTAAGTCAAACTATTCAGTTAGAATTAGAAACTTTCGCTAAACAATATGGTTTAGTATCACAAAAAAATAAAATATTTTTTGACAATCAAGCTATGTCTCTAACCAACAGACAAAGAATATATAAAGATCATACAGGATATGAATCTAGCCAGTCATTTATAAATGCAAATATGGCAGAAGAAATAGGAGATTTATCTGAAATAAGAATAAAATTAGAGCGAAATTTAAAGTTACAAAATCTAATGAATGTTGGAGAAGCAGTATCTTTCACTTCCAAAATTGATGATTATAAAGATCTCACAGGAATATATATCATGCGAGCAACACAGTTGAATTTTTCCAAAGCAAAAGATTGGGAATCTTCAGCCGATTTAAGATTAATTAGGACGAATCGAATTATATCGAAGGGTTAAAAACTTAGAACAAATATTAAAGAGGGTTATATGTCCATACAACTAAAAAGGTTAGCTCAAAAATACATAGAGGAATTTCTAAAGTGTAAATCCTCGTTCGACTATTTCTGCCGAAATTACATTCTAATCGAACTGCCTGGAAGAGATGAAAAATTAATTCCTTATCAGAAACAAACTGAGTTAATAGATCTAGTTCAACTTTATCATTATGTTCTTGTTTTAAAGAGTAGGCAAATTGGAATATCAACAGTCATTCAAGCTTATTCAGCTTGGTTAACTATATTTTTTAACAATGTTGTAATAGGAATTATTTCAAAAGATGGGAAGGAAGCAACCGATTTTGCAAGAGCAATTAGAGGAATGATAGAGAAACTTCCTGATTGGATGAAACCATTAAAGGGTATACTAGGTAGAGGGTTTGCAAAAAGAACTGAACAATCATTTATTTTAACAAATGGTAGTAAAGTCTTCGCTTCACCAGTAAACCCAAATGCTCCAGAGAAGACACTTCGTGGTAAAGCAATCACATTTTTGGTTATCGACGAAGCTGCATTTGTTAACTATGTTGATACCGCTTGGACTTCAATGGTTCCTGCTCTATCAACCAATCAGATGCAAGCTCGTAAAGTCGGGATTCCTTATGGGACAGTTGTTCTTTCAACTCCTAATAAAACAATTGGTGTTGGTCAATGGTATTTTGAAAGATATTTGAAGTCAATTTCTGGAAATGATATTTTTCATCCATTTGTTATTCATTGGAAAATGATTCCTGAGCTTGCACAGGATCCTGAATGGTATAATACACAATGTAGATTATTCGACCATGACAAAAAGAAAATCGCACAGGAGTTGGAATTAAAATTCTTACCGGCAGAGGGTTCATTCTTTGAAGCAGATACAGTTGAAAAGATGCAGGATGGTGCTGTCAAACCTAAGCAAAAAATCAAACTTTATAATGGAGAAATATGGGAATTTTCTGATGCAATTCCTGGAACAAATTACATCATAGGGGTCGATACAGCTCCTGAGCATGGAACAGATAAATCTGCTATTACAGTTTGGGATTATCAAACTCTAGAACAAGTATGGGAATATCAAGGTAAATGTAAAGTCCTTGATTTTGTAAATGTTGTTAAAATTGCAGCAACAACATACAAAAATTCTGTAATAGTTGTAGAATCGAACTCATATGGAAATCAAGTTGTAGAGCATTTAAATGCAAGCGAATACTGTTCACAATTATATAAAGAAAAACGAGGGAACAATACATTAGTTCCAGGTCTGTCAACTAATTCAAAAACTAGACCATTAATGATTGACGCTCTCTATTCATATATAACTCAATATCCTGAATCTGTTAAGTCTGAAAGATTAGCATTAGAATTAACAGGACTCGTATCTAAATCTAATGGAAAAGTTGAAGCAGATACAGGGTGTACTGACGATATTGCCTTATCAGCATCTTTATGTTTTTATGTTAGAAAATATGATCCACCTTTAGCATTATTAATGAACATGACAGACGGTTCAATGATAGCAAATGATCTCAAAGATATTCTAGCATTTAACATGGAAGATAGTGGTGTTCAATTTACAGACCAAAGTATTATGAAATATGTTAAAAGTAGACCACAAGATGTACACGGATTTGTAGATACGATAAGTTTCTTTAAGGAGTAATAACATGACTGAAAATGTCCAGGAATTATTTGCGCCCCCTATTGGACTCAAATTAGTTGATGTTGTTGATGGAATGAAATTATATTCATCAGCAAAACTATTCAAAAAGTTTTTATTTGCATTTGAGAAATCTAGTAGAGGTAGCGACAAAGTTGATTTAATCGACAAGTTAATGAAAAAAGGACTTTTAATCCCATGTTTTAAATCAAAGGGTACATTAGGATTTTTAAAACAGAAATTTTTTGGAAGCCAAGATTCAAAAGCGATTCTTGGAATGTATCATCTTGAAAATAAAAGAGTTTATGTTTTAATTGATAACAATTCCACCATCTTTGGAACATCATCAAATGATGAAATAGTATCTACTACTTTACACGAATGTATGCATTTAGCAGCAGGAAAAAACATGAAACAATTTCTGAAAGTGATGATGCCAACTCTAAGAAAATATTATTCTGAATTATTTACAGAAATATTTTCTCTAAAATCAGTTCCGAACATTGATGAAATTATATATCATATAGCATCATATGAAAGCGCAGAAACAGTAAATACAAATAAGAAACTAACTCAATATTATAATATGCTTTATGATACGTTTAAACCTCAAACAAAATTAGAGGAAACACCATTTAGATTACAATTACAAAATTATATTGTATCAATGAAGATCTTTTTTGTAAGTTTTCCATCGTTTGTAAGATCATATAGAAAATGGCAAAGTATATTTATAGAATTAAATCATGCATACACAAAAACATTTGGGAAACGTAATACATATACTTCACCATTTCAAGAATTAGTTTCTGTCTCGGAAGTAGCTTGTGTTATGGCAGAAATGATATCTAAAGATTCAAGAGTAAAATCTATATTAAAGATAGTCGCATAAGGAGATTAATGGATGGCTAATGATAAACGTCAAGAGCCAGGTAGTATAACTAAAACGTCTGATGCCCAACAAGAAAGGATATCCGGCATAAGTAATGTATCTAATACTATTACACAAATGCAAAAGACTACCCAACGACAAATTGAAGAAACCGATGAGTCCATAAACTACGGGCAAGCTCCGGAATCATCAGCAAGACAGATGAATGGAGTCCTTTCACGTTTCGGAGAAACAATCACAGCATTTACAAAAGGTATTCAAGACATTTCGATGAGTACAGCACGTGCGACTAAAGATGCTATTGGTCAATATGGAAAAGCTATTGGTCAAGATATAAACTATAATAAACAAAATATGGTTGCTATGGCACTAGCAAGAACAACTCCATTATTCGGTTATTTCGCTGCTAAATTTATGGAGACTGATGTTTTCCAAAAAGCAAAAGAGAGAATGAAAGAATCAATTGCCGGTGCATTTAAAGGAATTGGTTCTAGTGTTGCAAGTATATTTAGAGGAAAAGAAAAAGCTGACGGTAGAAAAGATCCTGTTCCGAAAATGGCTCGTGGTGGATATGTTGAAAAGGGAGGTATGGTTGAAGTCCACCCTGCTGAAGTTGTAAT